AGCCTAAAAAATACAAAGGCCCTCTTCCAAAACCAAAGCCAACTAAAGTTGAAAGGCTTCTTAACAAACGTATTAAAGGCGAAAAAGGTCCATATATACCAAAGATTGGTGATCTCAATGAAATGGGTCCGATCTACACAGACACTAAAACTGGTAAGAAAGTTAAGCGTCTCAATAAAGGCGGTGGCCTCAATGCTGCAATTAATAGAGTTAAGAAGGAGCAAGGTATGAAAAAGGGCGGCGCTGCATTCCCTGATCTTACAGGTGATGGAAAGGTAACTCGTGCTGATATTCTTAAAGGCCGTGGTGTTAAAGGATTTAAAGAGGGTGGAAGCACTGTTTCTGATGCCGATTTAAGAAGGCTTAGAAAGAATCTTCCTTCTATTTTAGATGAGGGTGGGAAAACTATTTCTGATGCCGATTTAAAAAAACTTAGAAAAACCCTTCCTCCTATTTTAGATCAAGATGGTGGAGGAAAAACTATCTCTGATGCTGATTTAAAAAAATTAATCAAGCCAACAAATTTTAAAGATGGCGGCGCAGTTCGTGGCATGGGCAGAGCTTATATGGGTGCGCCTAGAAAAGTTAAGATAAGGTGATGTTATTTAACTTTGGTGTTATAGTTCGAGAGAGGCTGGCTTATGGCTATGCGGTCATGCTTGATGCCCTTCTCGTGACTGCGCCGAAGTCAGCCTCACCTACGGAGAGCATTAATGGATAGAGATGATATCTTTGGTGCATTTTCCGATCCCACCATGAGCAGTCAGATGTTTGAGGCTCTTTCTGATAAAACAGATATGTTCAAAGATCCTATGGGGAGTGAGACTTTAGGCGCAGTAAATCGCGCTATTGTTGGCACTCCTATTGACGCTGTTGATTTTATGGGCCGCGTTGGAGAAACTGCTTTGCGTGGTGCGGCAAAGGCTGGCGAAGGAATTATGGGTGCGCTTGGATCTGACGAGGGAATGGCGAGGCGATTTGGGAGAGACATTTATGGTCTTGGTATTGCTGCAACTACTCTTGCTCCGATGTCTGGGCCTCGTCCACGAGGCAAGTCAAATAAGGCGCTTGTCCTTGAGGCGCAGAAAGACAAGGTAAAATCGCCTGTTGCTAAACAGAAATTGGATGAGGATATGGAATTTGAAGCTATTGAGGATGCTTTGAAAGATGCTAATTTAGATCTTGATGAGACTTTAAACATTCAATCTAACTTTAGAGCAACAGAGCGAACATTAGACACCAGTGATTTTAGCGATATTTTGCAAGAAGCTTTTGCCAGAGAAAGAGATAGCGGTAAGTCTCGTGGTGAAGCTATGGTTGACGCTATGCGGAATACAGAAAACATCATGTCTGACATGAATATGATGGATGTTTTTATTGACCCTCCTATTAAAGATAAGATTTTTAAACGTCTTGATGAAGACTATGAGTTTGGTGTGAGTAAGGCTGTTAAACGCCGTGAAAAAGCGGCTGCTAATCAGGCATCTTTGCGTTCTCAGGCAAATCAAGCTAGAATGGCAAATCAACCGCGTGTCAGCGTTGAGGATGCTGTTAGACAGCAACAGGAGTTAATTAATTTTGGCATACCAGAGCCTGTGCCAGATAAACCAACGCTCGTGGTTATTGAAGGCGGAAAGGACTAGATATGGCTGTTGAAAAAGGCATAGGTTTAGGAGAGGCAGCGACACCTCAAGAACAAGCCGAGATTGATATTATAGAATTTCCTGCCCAGCCCGGTATTATGGAAATGGATGATGGTTCTGCGATTGTTGGCGAAATCATTGAAGAACAAATTGTTCAAGATATTCCTTTTGATGCAAATCTAGCTGAATTTGTTGATGACAATGATTTAGGTGTTATTGCTTCTGATTTGTCTGGAGACATTGAAGATGATTTGTCCTCGCGTCAGGACTGGGAAGATACATACAAACGCGGTATTGATCTTCTAGGCATGAACTACGAAGAGCGTAGTCAGCCGTTTGAGGGTGCTACTGGTGTTGTTCACCCGCTTCTTGCCGAGTCAGTGACGCAGTTTCAGGCACAGGCTTATCGTGAGATGCTGCCATCTGGTGGCCCTGTTCGCACACAAACTATGGGTGCAGAAACACCACAGCTTGTGCAGCAAGCTCAACGTGTTAAAGATTATATGAATTATATGATTACATACGAGATGGAAGAGTATGATCCTGAAACAGATCAGATGCTATTTTATCTACCGATTGTAGGTTCAACATTTAAAAAGGTTTATTTTGACCCACTGTTACAAAGAGCAGTTAGCAAATTTGTACATGCTGAAGATGTTGTTGTTCCTTATGGCGCAACTGATTTGCTTACTACGCCGCGCATTACGCATATTATTCGCATGGATAAGAACGAAATCCTGAAGTTGCAACTTGCAGGGTTTTACAAAGCCATTGATTTGCCGGGTGGATCTCCTAATACAGAAGACTATAGCGGTGTAAAAGAAGCTTTGAATGAAGCTCAAGGCGTACAATTGTCTGGCTCTGGCTCTGAAGAGCTTGTGCTTCATGAAGTTCATACGTCTTTGGATCTAGTTGGCTTTGAAGATATGGATATGGCGGGTGAGCCTACTGGTTTGAAAATGCCATATGTAGTTACCATCCTAGAGGCCACCAACGAGATATTGTCCATTCGCAGGAATTATAGCGAAATGGATCCCTTGATGCGTAGGCAGCAGTATTTTGTGCATTATAAGTTTTTACCCGGTCTAGGCTTTTATGGATTTGGCCTTACACACATGATTGGCGGTCTATCTCAGGCATCCACAAGTATTTTACGTCAGTTGATTGATGCTGGCACGTTATCTAACCTACCTGCTGGATTTAAAGCCCGTGGCGCTCGTATTCGTGACGAAGATGAGCCATTACGCCCCGGTGAGTTCCGCGATATAGACTCTGCTGGCATGGATATACGTCAATCTATCATGACATTACCGTTTAAAGAGCCTTCACAGACGCTATACAGCCTCTTAGGAGGGCTTGTGGAGGCTGGTAGGCGGTTTGCGTCTATGGCAGACATGAAAATAGGCGAAATGGGCGGAGAAACGCCTGTAGGGACTACAATGGCGATTATGGAGCGTGGCACAAAGGTCATGTCAGCCATTCACAAGCGTCTTCACTACTCTCAAAAGCAGGAATTTAAGATTTTAGCCAATATTTTTGCCAAAAATATGGCCCCTGTGTACCCATATGCAACTCCGGGCGCACCACCAGAGATCAAGCAGATGGATTTTGATGATCGTATTGATGTTTTGCCCGTTTCTGATCCGAATATCTTTTCCATGTCGCAGCGTATCGCCTTGGCACAGACAGAATTGCAGTTAGTCCAGTCTAATCCAGAAATACATGGTGCAGAGCAGGGGTTGTATCAGGCATATAGAAAGATGTACGAGGCTCTTGGCGTTACTAACATTGATGCTATCTTGCCCATTCCGCCACAGCCACAGCCAGCTAATCCAGCCAAGGAAAATCAAGAGGCTATGCGTGGTCAGCGACTGCAAGCGTTTCCTGATCAGAACCACGAGGCTCATATTGAGGCTCATCTTGCTATTTTATCAACGCCTGTTGCTCAAGCAAACGCAACAATCGTTATGACCCTGCAAGGTCACATTCAGGAACACATTGGCATGATGGCTGAAATGCAAGCGCAGATTGAAGTCATGTCACAGCTTGATCCAGAAGCTCAAACGGTCCTTGAACAAAACCCACAGATGGCTCAACAGCTTCAGGGCGAGATAGCCAATAAAGCTGCTACTCTTATTGGTGAATTAACCGAGCAATATGCACAAGCTGTTGCACCTGCCGATTCAGCCCAGACAGATCCACTTGTTCAAATCAGACAACAGGAACTGTCCTTGAGGGGCGCAGAAATTCAGGAAAAAGCTCGACAGTTTGAAGAAAGACAAGAGCTTGAGAAACAAAAAGAACGTAATGATGTTTTACTGGCTCAACAAAGACTTGATTTAACCGAAGAGGCTACATCAGAAAAAACCCGTGTAGCTGAAGAGAGGATCCAGACCCAGCGAGATATTGCTGCGGCAAACTTACAAAGGAAAATGTGATGTCTGCAAGTTCTGTACGTTCAAAATTTATGGAAGTAGAAAAAGAAAAAAAGCGTCAAACTCGTTTAAAGGAAAGTGGTGTTATTGTTGCTCCTGTTAAAGAAGAAGCTCCAAAACCCGTTGAGCCTGTTCGTGCTAGAAACGAAGATGGGACGTTGAAAGCTGATGACAAATCAACTCCTAATGTCAATGAAGCTTGGGTAGGTGGCAAAGCGCCTAAGAAAAAGTCAGCAGCTAAGAAGAAAAAGTCATGACGGAAAAAACGCCTCCTTTAAAAGATGTTTTAGCTGGTCTTTCAGAAGAGCAGTTAAAGATAATGCTGGAGGCCATAGAAGCGGGTAAGAAAGGTTTTAAGTATGATACGAAGACTGGGCAACGCGATTTCGGATTTAATAAAGGCGGTGGTGTCTGCCGTGGGCAAGGTCGTGTCTCGCGTAAAAGAGACTTTAAAATCTATTAATGGTTAAGAAGCTTTCAGAAAATTCTAGGTTTGCACAGTTTGACCTAGATAATGACGGCACTGTGACTGATGATGAAATATCTCATGCAAAGGATATGCTTGAGCTAGAGCTTCGTGAAGAAAAAGCAGACGCACAAAAGCGTATGGCTTGGGTAGCTGTAATCAGCATGGTTAGCTTTGCTTTGTTACCGTTAGTTCCAATGATACCAGAAAGCAGATTGCAGTTTTTAGCAAGTTTAAGTGACATGTTGTTTTTAAGTCAGGCATCTATTGTGGGATTTTATTTTGGCGCACAGGCTTATATGGCTAAAAAATGATACACGCATTTCTATTGGTTGTGGTGTTAGGAGGGAAAATCCAGAGCCAAGATATGTACTTCAGGTCCGTTATTGATTGTAATTTCTTTGCATCACAAGTGACTAAAAGGTACGGAAACTATCAACATTATAGCGGAGTTCCTTCAGAGCATAAGGTTACAGCTTACTGTAAGCCTGTCAAAGTGAATGCAGATAAGGAGTTATATTAATGTATGAGTATAAAATCAAAGAAGTGGTCAAGGTCGTTGATGGCGATACTGTTGATATTATAATTGATCTTGGCTTTGATCTTACAAAAAAAGAGCGTGTTCGTTTAGCTGGCATTGATGCTCCAGAATCAAGGACTAAAGATTTAGAAGAAAAAGAGCTTGGATTAGACGCTAAAGAATTTTTAATTAGACGGTTAGATGACTGCGATGGCTTAATCATAAAAACAGAAAAAGAAGGTAAATACGGACGTATTTTAGGTTGGCTGTTTTGTAAAGAACAAAACATAAATAAAGAGATGATTAGTCGTGGATACGCTTGGGAATATGATGGTGGTAAGAAAGAAAAGAATTTAGATGACCTTAGAACAATTAGGAGCATTATTTAAATGGCTCTAAGAGAGTACATTTTGGTGATTTCTATGTGGGGGAATGATGGAATGACGGATCATTATATTGGTCAAATGAGCTTGCAACAGCCGATGAGCCAAAAACAATGTCACTGGATGTTGGAAGATGAGAGATGGTCGGCGGCCTATGATAATAAACATTATAAAATGGCTATGCACTGTTTTCCAAAAGATTGCGCGGGGAAATTAACTTGTGAGTGAAGAAAAGAAAAAACCAGTGTCTGTAACAGTTGGCGAGAATAGCTTTGAGCTTGTATTACGAATACTAGGCAATGAGTTTGTAGCAATTAAAATTGGGTCTACTAACTTTAGTGGTAAATTAATAGCTGGTGGCGTATTACTTTTATTTTTTACTTTCATGTTAATGGAAGTTTTTGGGTTAAGTAAAATTATGGGCGTAGAGTAATGTTTTATTTATTGCCAGTTTTATGGCTTTTGGGGTTTATTGGTGGATATTATTTAGGCTAGATAATGGCTACCAAATTAAATGAAAACACAGAACTGGCAATGCCAATACGCAATTTGATTGCAATGGTTGTTGGTGCTGCGGTTGGAACTTGGGCTTATTTTGGAGTAATTGAACGGCTGAATAGCATTGAAAACAAAATCATTCTTATGGAAGCCGACTTAGGGCAGAACACAGAGTTTCGCATCAAATGGCCTAGAGGCGAAATGGGAAGTTTGCCAGCCGATAGCGAACAGTTTATGCTGATAGAACATTTGTCTGAGCAACTTGCTAAATTGCAAGAGCAAATAGATGAAGGTCGTGCGCCACATGACCAGCAGCAAAAGCTGACTTTAGATTTTTATGAAAAGCGTCTTACCAATATTGAGGCGCAGATTGAGAAGATGAGGAACGGACAACGTGGTAACTGAGACAATTACACTGATACTTTACATGGGCGGTGATATTGCAGAGCATACAGCGTTTGAAAAAATATCCAAATGCCTTAAAACCAAACGTAAAATAGAGAGAAACCTATACAAAAAATCTACATCTGTTAGATACGCTTGTGAAAACAAAACAGTTGTAATTGAAAAGAATGATGATGGTTCAAATTACATCGTGAGGATAGTGGAATGATACAGGCACTAATTGGCCCCATCTCCTCTCTAGCTGGTACTTGGCTAGAGGGCAAAGTTGAAAAGACAAAGGCTGAAGCTGGCGCAAAAGTTGCGAAAGCCAAAGCTGAAGCAGTCATTATGGAGAAGAAAGCCACAGGCGAGATCGATTGGGATCTTAAAATGGCTGATGCTTCTGCACATAGCTGGAAAGACGAATGGCTTACAATTTTGTTCAGTATCCCGCTTATACTATCATTCTGTGGGGATTGGGGTAGAGAGATTGTTCAGAACGGTTTTGCGGCTCTTGAGGCCATGCCGCAATATTATCAATATACGCTTGGAGTTATAGTAAGCGCAAGCTTTGGAACACGAGCGGCAACTAAGTTTTTTGGAAAGAAATAATGGACGCAATTGCACTTGCGGAATATTTGTTAAAGAACATACGTCAAGACAAGGCTGATTATACACAGCGTCTTGCGGATGGTGCGATAGAGGATCACTCCGACTATCGGTTCATGGTGGGTCAAATACGCGGCTTGAC